CACGCGAGACGCCGCCGAGAGACCTCGGCGGCGTTTTCGCTTTGTACGCCGTATTTTCGCAAGTCTGCCACGCGGCGGCCAGGTCTCCAAGTCGCGCCGGTCATAACCGCTTAGTCGGTGGGCGCGCATCGAGTTCGATGAATACGGCAACCCGACCTTCTTCCATGTGCTGCGTGCACATCCAGGCGCGATGTTCGGTCTCGCGAGTGTCGACTTCGATCGCGTGCCTGCCGCTGGCGTGGTCCATGTCTATCGATGCGACCGGCCCGGGCAGTCGCGAGGCATTCCAGAGATCACGCCCGCGCTGCCTCTCTTCGCGCAGCTCCGTCGCTACACGCTCGCCGTGCTCGGCGCCGCTGAGACCGCGGCCGACTTCGCAGGCATTCTCTACACCGACGCGCCTGCCGCGGGCGAGGCCGAGTCCATCGAACCGATGGACACCGTCGAACTCGAGAGTCGAGCGCTCGTCACCATGCCTGCGGGCTGGAAGATGGGCCAGGTCGACGCCAAGCAGCCGTCGACGACTTACGGCGAGTTCAAGCGCGAGATCCTCAACGAGATCGCGCGTTGCCTGAACATGCCGTTCAATGTCGCGGCAGGAAACAGCGCTTCCTACAACTACGCCTCCGGCCGCCTCGATCACCAGACCTACTTCAAGGCGATCCGTGTCGAGCGCAGCGAGTTCGAATGCCGCGTCCTTGACCGCATCCTGAGCGAGTGGTTGCGCGAAGCCGCGCGAGCGCTCGGCATCGTGCCCGCCCCATTGCGTGACGCGATGCATGTGCCGCACGCGTGGTTCTGGGATGGCCACGAGCATGTCGATCCTGCGAAGGAAGCGACGGCGCAGTCCACGCGGCTCACATCGCACACGACGACTCTCGCAGCCGAGTACGCCCGCCAGGGTCTCGACTGGGAGGAACAGATCCGCCAGCGGGCGAAGGAGGTCGCGCTCATGGACGAGCTCGGCCTCTCTTCCCTGAGCGCCGCAGGCGTGGCGCGCGACGACAGCAACGAACCCGACACGGAGGAGAGCGATGCCCTCGGCCCTCGCAACAACTGAGATCCGCGCCGTGCGCATGAGCGCACCGATCGAGCACTGGAGCGATGTTCAGGCACGCGCTGGCGACGGCGCCGATGCGAAGGCGCTCCGTCGCTTTGAGATGCTGGCCTACACCGGCACCGCGATGGTGCTCGCTGGATGGGACGCGCCGGTCGTGATCGACCTTGCTGGGCTCTCGATCCGCGGCGCCGCGCGACCGATCCTCAAGGACCACTCGCAATCAATGATCGTCGGACACACCGAGAGCGTCGGTGTCGAGGCTGGCCATCTGCGAGTCGCAGGACTCGTGAGCGGATCGGGCCGGGTCGCCAGCGAGATCGTCGAGAGCAGCCGGAACGGATTCCCCTGGCAAGCGAGTGTCGGCGCGCGTGCAACGCGCACCGAGTTCGTGAAGAAGGGGCAGACCGCTGCGGCCAACGGCCGCACCTTCGAGGGACCGCTGCACATCGTGCGCGCCTCGACCTTGAACGAAGTGAGTTTCGTGGCGCTCGGCGCCGACGACGACACGTCCGCGCGTGTCGCTGCCAACGCCGACAGCCACGGCATAGAGGACAGAAGGGACGACAACACCATGAGCACCGTCAACGACGACACCAACACGGCGACCGCAACTGCGGCGAATCCGACTCTCACCGCTGAGTCGGCCGGAACCGCGAATGCAACGGCCACCTCCGGGGCGGCATCGGACCCAGTCGCAGTGATGCGCGCGCGTGCGGCAGCCGAGGCAACTCGGATCGCGGCACTGCACACTCTCTGTGCCGGTCACCCTGAGCTCGAAGCGAAGGCGATCGGCGAAGGATGGTCCACCGAGCGCACCGAACTCGAAGTGCTCCGTGCCGCGCGCCCTGCGTCAGGCCTCGCCGCGCCGAACATCGGTGCGGGTCGTGGTCCGCTGACGCAGAAGGTGCTTGAAGCGGCCGCATGTCTCTCCGCTGGTGTGAGCGAGAAGCGGTTGCTCAAGGACTTCGGCGAGCAGACTCTCGAAGCGGCCTCAACGCTTCGATCGATCGGACTGCGCGAGCTCGCAGCGAACTGTGCGCGCCTTGAAGGCAAGCATGTGCCTGGGGTCTTCGGCGACGGCGCCGCGACGATCCAGGCCGCGTTCACCACGCTGAGTCTGCCGACGATCCTCGAAGGCACGATGCAGCGCACGATGCTTGAGGCATACGAGGCGGTGCCTGTCGTCGCCTTTGATGTCTGTCGCGTCGGCAGTGTGAAGGACTTCCGCGAGGTCACGCGCGTGCGTCTGCTCGGCGCAGGCCGCTGGGAGAAGGTCGCGCAGGATGGTGAACTCAAGAACGGTCAGCTCTCTGAGCAGACCTTCAAGAACCAGGCCGAGACGCGGGGCATCATGCTCACGCTCACTCGGCAGGACCTGATCAACGACGACCTCGGCGCCTTCCTCGACCTGCCTCGGCAGGTCGGCATGGATGGTGCAGCGACGATCGACGATGAGTTCTTCCGACTCCTGCTCTCGAACCCCGGCACCTTCTTCGGTGTCGGCAACTCGAACTTCCTCTCTGGTGCAGACACCGCGTTCGGAGTGGACTCGCTGTCGCTCGCACGCGCGAGCTTCCAGAAGATCAAGGTCGGACCCGGCACTGAGGCAAAGGACAAGAAGCCGATCAACATCCGACCGACGCGACTGCTCGTGCCGGTTGAGGTCGAGACGGATGCGCAGGTGCTTCTGGGCTCCGCGCAGATCCAACTCGACGGCTCGTCTGCGAAGACGAAGCTGCCGGTCGACAACCCGCACCGCGGCAAGTACGTGCTCTCGGTCGCGCCGCATCTCTCGGACACCTACTACTCGGGCAACAGCGCGAAGGCTTGGTATCTGTTCGCCGATCCGCGACTCGTGGCGGCGTTCGAGATCGTCTTCCTGAACGGGAAGCAGCAGCCGACGATCGAGCGCACGCCGACTCCGGCAAACACGCTCGGCGTTTCCTGGGCCGCCTACATCGACTTCGGAGTGCGCGAGCAAGACCCGCGCGGCGCGATCAAGGTCAAGGGCGAGGCCTGATCCACAGGGACACCCGGACGGGTGGGGCGCGGTCCTTGTGATCGCGCTCCACCTTCTCAAAGCAACGAACGGAAGGACGCATCCACATGGCTCGCTTCATTCATGAAGGCAACTCGATCGACTACACGCCCGGCGCTGATGTGGCTGCGGGTGCAGTCATCGTCCTTGGCGAACTCGTCGGTGTTGCTGCGCGCGACATCAAGGCGAACAAGCTCGGCGCACTCGCTGTCGCGGGAGTCCATGACTTCCCGAAGCAGACCGGTGGCAGCACCGCGATCACCGCTGGCGCGCTCTGCTACTGGGACGCAGGCAACTCGCGCGCGACGACGAGCGCTGCTGCCGGTGCCAACAAGCTGATCGGCAAGTGTGTCATCGCGGCGGCTGACGCCGACGCGCTCGTGCGCATTCGCATGTCGCAGTGACCTGCCCCGGAATCGGCCCCGCACTTCGCCTTCCCCATGCCAGACCTCATCGCCAATGGAGCCGAGTGGCTTGCCGAGCAGCGTCGCTCGCATCTCTCTCACGAGATCGAGTACTTGGCCGGCACCATCTCAACGAACATCGTCGCGACCATCGGTCGCACCGAGTTCGAAGTCGTCGGCGAAGGCGGCATCATGGAGCGGACCGAGTCGCGCGACTTCATCGTCGCGACCAGCGATCTTGAAGAGGCGCCTTCCCGCGGGGATCGAATCCGCGAGCCGCGCGGCGCACTCGTCTATGTGTTCGAGGTCATGGCCCCAGTCCAGAGCGCGCCCGCCTGGCGTTGGGCTGACGCGGCACGCACCGCATATCGCATTCACACACGGCTCGTTGGTGTCGAGCCGACTCATGTTCCTCCACCGGAGATCATCACTTGAACGACATCGTTGCCATTTTCCAGATCATCGCGACTGTCGCCGCAGCTGGCGCGATCTTCATCCATCTCGGCCACCGCGACGAGCAGTTGAACTCGCTCGCGAGAAGCGTGGATCAGTTGCGGAAGGTTGTCGACGACCTCGTTAAGACGACGGTCGCTGTCACCACCACGATTCAGTACTCGCAGCGGATGCACGATGAAACGGCGCGTCGCATCGATCGCCTCGAGCAGAACCATCGCTTCCAGTCCACAGGTTGCTCTGCGCCATCTGGCTCAGGTGTGGAGCTCTGATCATGGCATCACGCATCGCACTCGTTGCCGAGGCAGTCGCCACCGCGATCAACGCGGCCACGCTGCCACTCGCCGTGACGGCGCAGGTCGCGTGGATGCCGTTCACCGACCGCATCGACGCTGGCGCACTTGCGTGCTGGGTCGTGCCATCGACCGAGACCCCTGCGAACCTCGGGCGCCGCGTCGCTCAGTACGACTGCGAGATCCTCGTTGCGCTCCAGAAGGCAGCGGAGGATGAAGCCGAAGTCGCCACTCTCGTCGCGGCTCTCGAAGCGATCAACGACGCGCTTTTCCAGCGAGCGCTGCCACTCCCTGGCGACCCGACTCCAGGCGATGCCGCGTTCGTCTCCGCGCGACTTGAGCCGGTGCTCGACCCCGATCACTGGAACAGGCTCAAGCAGTACACGGGTGTGATCCGCCTCATCTATCGGGTGTTCGCATGAGAGCGAACCCGATCGCATTCGAATTGACGGTGGGCACGAGCTATGTGCGTGCTTCGAGCGCACGATTGCTCGCGAGCGTGACGGTTGTGAACACGACTGCGGCGCGCACGGCATACCTCTCGACCGATGCCGGTTCGACGCGCGCGTCCCTGCCAACGAATGTGCCGGTGCGTCTCGAGCGCATCAACCTCAACGAACTCTATGTGGCCGCCAGCTCCAGCGGCACCGTCGTCTCCTTCTCCGGGAACTCGCCTGCGGACTGAAATCGTCCGTCGTTGAAAGGACTCTCCGATGGCCATCCGGCTCGGACTCAACGCCAAGCTCTACAGAAACACCGGCACCTACGCCTCGCCCGCCTGGAACGAGATCGCGAACGTCAAGGACGTGACGCTGAACCTCGAGTCCGGCGAGGCGGATGTGACCACGCGTGCGAACAACGGTTGGCGCGCCACGGCGCAGACACTCAAGGATGCCTCGATCGAGTTCGAGATGGTCTGGGACACCGAGGACGCCGACTTCGATGCGATCAAGGACGCATACCTCGGCAACACGACGCTCGAGATCCTCGCGCTCGACGGTCCTGTGAGCGGCGCCGGCTCCTCTGGCAATCAAGGTCTGCGTGCGACCTGCAGTGTGACCGCGTTCTCGCGATCGGAGCCACTCGAAGAGGCGCTCAGTGTGAGCGTCACCCTCAAGCCCGCGTACGCCGCGAACGCACCGTCGTGGTTCGAGGTGCCCTAATGCGCGCATTCACTGACAACGCCGGACGCTCCTGGTCGGTCAAGCTCCATGTCGCTGCCATCAAGCGCGTGCGCGATCTGGCGAAGGTCGATCTTCTCGACCTCGCTGAGGGTCGTGTCATCGAACGCCTTGTGGCTGACCCGGTCACTCTCTGCGATGTGCTCTTCGCGGTATGCAAGCCGCAGGCGGATCTCTCGCAAGTCACCGACACCGAATTCGGTGAAGCGATGGCTGGCGACGCGATCGAACACGCGTCGAAGGCGCTCGTCGAGGAGCTCATCCAGTTTTTCCCGAATGCCCGCGAGCGAGCGGCGCTCTCGCGGGTGATCCGAACGATGGACGCCGCGATGGATCGAGCAAGGACGCTCGTCGAGCAACGACTCGAGAGCGGCGAGATCGAACGCGCGATGACCGCGGCGATCTCTGGGCCGTTGTCTATCGACTTGCCGGGATCGTCAGCGTTGACCCCGAAGGTCTGACGCTTCGCGAACTCGACTGGATGGCCGACGCGCACCTGGACGAGCGCTGGTCGCACACCGCATCACTCATGGCCCTCATCGCCAACATTCATCGCGACCCCAAGAAGGGCAAACGATTCACACCCGACGACTTCAACCCCCGCCCCCGGAAGGTCGGAGGCGGGGCAGCCCGCCACCCGCGCGGGCCACTTCCAAAGGCCGCAATCACCGTACTTCGCGACATCTTCTGCCCGGCCCCTGTTTCGGGGGTTCCGGGGGCAAAACGAGCCTCGGCTCAGAAGGGACATATATGAGGTATCGAAACTCGGTTCTGGCGCTCCTGTTCTGCATCGTGGCCCTGCTCGGGCTTCCCGGCTGCGAGGGCCTTCGCGATGTCGTGGCGGGTGCCGTCGGTGCACCGACCAGCAAGGATGTGAAAGCGACCGCCGACCAGATCGCGAAGGCGGATGAAGAGGTCGAGAAGCTCAAGGAGCAGAGGCTCCTGGCCGAGCGCGAGCAGGCGAAACTGAAAGGCGCCGAGGACAGGATCACCCAGCGCCGCACCGTGCTCGAACGGATGCAATCCGAACTGGCGGCCAAGCTCGCGACGGCGCCGCCTGAAGCGCGCACGATCCTGCTCGCGTCGATCAGAGAGATCGATGCGCAGCTCGAAGGACTCACGAACGAGTCCGCCGCCGTCGCGCGCCTGCTGGCCGACTACGAAGAACAACTCGTCAGGGTCGAGGTTGCCGCCAGCAAGGCGAAGCGCGATCTCGCGCAGGCTGAAGCGACTCTCGAATCCTTCGACGAAGCGACAGTTGCCGCGATCAAGCGCACGACTGCAGCGGTGAAGGGGATCGGTGATCAGGTCGGCAATCTCGGCGTTCCGGGGGCTGGAATGATCGCGGGCCAGGTGTCGAGTGTGCTCGAGACCGGACTCGCCGCGCTTCTTGGTGGCGGCTCGATCGGAACCATGATTGCTCTGCGCGGTCGCAAGAAGGCGCGTGAGCTCGAAGGCGAGCGCGACGAGGCTGTGGAGCAGCGCGATGGTGCTCGCCGAGTGATCGCGGTCACCGAACGCTTCGGCATCGAGAACATCGCGAACGATCCGAACATCCGAAAGCAGGCACGTGCCGTGCTCGCCGGTGACGATGTCGCAAGGACAGAGTTCGCGCTCGCGAAGGCCGGTTCCGGGGGGGCATGAGCCATGCTCACGATGTCGATCGGCAAGAGCAAGGACTTCTTCTTCGATCGCGAGCGTGTCGTGCGCGCGATGGATGCCGCGACTCGCAAGGCGCTCTCCAAGGGAGGCGCCTTCGTGATGCGCGGTGCCCGCAAGTCGATCAAGGAAGGGAAGATCCGATCGCGAGGCAGAGCAAGGGAAGGAGAGACGCCGAAGGTCGTCCAACGAGTCTCGCTTCCCGGGGGTCCGCCGTACTCAAGGACTGGCCTGCTTCGTGATCGCATCCTGTTTGCTGCTGTCCTCGGAACCGGAAGTCCGAGTGTCGTCGTCGGTCCCGAGCGCATCAACAAAAGCAGCGGAGCGCCGGAGACTCTTGAGTTCGGTGGCACGACGGTGGTTGAACGCCGCCGCAGCAAGGGAGGCGTCGAGCGCAAGTCTGTGCGCATCGCGGCGCGACCGTACATGGCGCCCGCACTCGCGCGCGAGGCGAGCAAGTTGCCGGAGCAATTCAGGAACGCAGTCCTATCAAGAGGGTGATCTGTGGCCAAGGGCTCGGCGTCAGGCATCAAGGCTGGTCGCGCGTATGTCGAGCTTGGAGTCAACGACAAGCTCACGAAGGGACTGCGCGCAGCCCAGGCGCGACTGAAGGCCTTCGGTGGTGCCGTGCGCAATATCGGCCTCGGCATGGTTGGCGCTGCCACTGCTGCGGCGGCACCTCTTGCGGCCAGCGTGAAGCTCTTCAGTGATGTCGGTGATGCGGTCGCCAAGGCGGCGGCGCGAACGGGCATGAGCACCGAGGCGATGTCCGAACTCGGATTCGCGGCTGAGCAATCTGGTGCCGACATGGAGTCGCTCGAGAAGGGCGTCCGCATCATGCAACGCACGATGGTCGAGGCCGCGGATGGCGCGGCCGGTGCCCAGGATGCGTTCGACGCGCTCGGCATCAGTGTGAAGGACCTCGAAGGCCTCTCGCCGGACGAGCAGTTCGCTGCGATTGCGGAACGCATCAAGGCAATCGAAGATCCGGCGCGACGCACCGCTGCGGCTATGGACATCTTCGGTCGTGCCGGCGCTCAGCTCATTCCTCTCCTGGCTGAAGGTGCATCGGGCATCGAGGCGCTTCGCCAGGAAGCACGCGATTTCGGCATCTCGATCGGTGGCAAGGGCGCGAAGGCAGCCGAGATTCTCAATGACACCTTCAACCGAATGAGCAAGGCCGTTCGTGGCATCTGGCTGAACATTGGTGCGGCCCTTGCGCCAGCAGTCACCGACCTCACACAACGCATGGCAAAGATCGCGGCCGCGACGAGCAAGTGGGTCGCCGCGAACCGCCCGTTGATCGTGACGACCGCGAAGGTCATCGCAATCGTCGGCGCGGTTGGTGCCGCGCTCATTGCGGTTGGACTCTCGATCTCGTTCGCGGGAGTCGCGATCGGAGGATTGGCAACCGCGTTCGGTCTCGCCATCAAGGCAGTGTTGCTTATGAAGATGGCCTTCCTCGCGCTCGCGTCGCCGGTCGGGCTCGTGGCCGTCGCGCTTGGTGGCGGCATCGCGGCGCTTCTGTACTTCACCGGTGCGGGTGGCACAGCTCTCGACTGGCTGCGTGATCGATTCAGTGAACTCCGTGACCGCGTGACTGCCGTGCTCGGTGCGATCGGTGACGCGATGAAGGCGGGAGATCTCGCGCTGGCTGCGAAGATCGCCTGGCTCGCGATAAAGGCAGAGTGGATTCGCGGCACCGGCTGGCTGCGAGACATCTGGACCGAGGTCAAGACTTGGTTCCTCCAGTCATGGTCCGAGGTCGTCGGCGGCGTGCAGCTCTTCGCGGCCGAAGCCTGGAGCACATTCGAGACAGCTGCGGCGGAAGCGTTCGCGTTCGTCTCGCGCGCCTGGCTCTCGATGACCACTTTCTTCCGGGGTGTGTGGGAGTCCGTCACTGGATGGATGGGTGACCGCATCATCGATGTGATGTCGCTCTTCGACGAGTCGCTCGACGCGACCGCGGCGAAGGCCGCCCGTCGCGCCACAGATGACGCAGGTGCCTCGGCGCTCGAGAAGGAGCGCGCCGCACAAGAGCGGCTCATCGCGGGCAGGCTCGAAGGACGCAAGAATGCGTCGACCAATGCCCTCGCCGCACGGAAGGACGCGATTGGTGGCGGACTGATTGACGACCAACGCGCCATCGCGACTGCGCGTGACGCAGCACTCGCCGAAACGGCGGATGCGCTCGCGAAGGCACAGGAGGAACTCCGGGGCGCGATGGAGGAAGCGCGCAAGGCACGCGAGGACGCGGCCGAGGAAGGGCCGCTCGCCGCTCGTCGCCCGGCGTTCGCCGATGCGATCGACGGACTCGACGGCGCTCGCGCAAAGAGCGAGTCGCGTGGCATCTTCGCGGCCGCCGCCATTCAGAGTCTCCAGGCCGGGGGTGGCCGACCACTCGATCGAATCGCGAAGGCAACCGAGGACACCGCGAAGAATGTCGCCACTCTCGTGCGCAAGGCCTCGAGCGACGGACTCGTGTTTCAGGAGTGATTCGTGGCAGTCACCTTCGCCGAACTTGCCTCCAGCCCTCGAATCGAGAAGGACGCGCGCGAGCGTGTCTACATCGCCACCGGTAGCACCGATGAGAACGAGGTCGAGAGCGAGGCGTACGCCGATCTTCCCGCGACCGATGGAGGACTCGGCAATCTGCTCGTCGATGTCGCGCCGATCGACTCGAACCTTGGCATGTGGGAAGTCACGGCGCGCTATCGCCGCAGCACTCCGGCGACTCCGCCCGAGGTTGGCGACAGCGACTTCGAGTTCGAGATCGGCACGACCTCGACGCACATCACCCAGTCGAGGGCGACCGTCGGCGGCTACGCGCCCCCGGGAACACCGGCCATGCCGGACTTCGATGAAGCGATCGGAGTCACCCAGGACGGAGTCGATGGCTGCGACATCCTGACCCCGGAATCGAGATTCTCCGAGACGCACTATCTCTCGACGGGAGTGGTAACGGCGGCCTACCGCCGCATGCTCCGCTCGATGGTGGGCAAGGTGAACGACGCATCGTTCCGCGATCACACCGCCGGAGAGGTTCTGCTCGTCGGTGTTCGTGGAGGCAAGCGCGCGAGCGATGATGTCTGGCAGCTCACCTTCAGTTTCGCGACGAGCGACAACGCGACCGGGCTCTCCGTCGGTTCGATCACAGGCATCGCGAAGGATGGATTCGAGTACCTCTGGGTCTACTACGAGCCCTCAGTCAGCGCCGATCGAATCGTGCCCGTGCCTGCGTTCGCCTATGTCGAGCGCGTCTATGACGCGGCAGACTTCACTTCGCTTGGAATCGGTTCATGACCGTGCGTCCCGCCGATCGTCTGCGCATCCGCGCCGCAGACTGGAACGCGGTCACTCTTGCGGCGCGCCGGATGCAGTCGATGCCGCTCGCGGTTGGCGCCCCCGGGGGTGGCCCGCAGATGTTGGCGACCTCTCCGACGACCGCACTCGCGCGGAACATCGGCG